AACATAAGTTATAGACTTTCTATTTTTACTAGAGTTTATGCTTTTTTTTGTAATGCATAGATTTTCCATTTTTGATATTTCTTCTGGGGATATGCCATTTTTGAAACCATCATAAGCACTAATTTTGTGATCTATTGTTGGATATTTACCAGAATTCCAACTTAATACTAAATTATCCTTTATGTACTCACTATCATAAAAATCATATCCATTCCAATTTTCAAACAATTCTTTTTTATTTCTTTTTGTTAAATTATTTACTTTTCTTCTATAAATTAAATATTCATCACTTTCAAAATCAAGTCCTCTTGATTTTAAAGATTTTTCTACTATGTCTCTATTTTTCATTGGACTATCAACGCCATAATTTTTTAAACATGTTAATTTAGCCTGTTTTTTAAAATCATCAGTTTGTGAATAAAATTCTTTACCATATTTTTCTTTCATAGTGTATTTCCATTTATTTTTAAAATCATCAGTTTGTGAATAATATTCAACACCGTATAAAACTTTATTTTTTTCCTTTGATACATCAGATGTATGGTAGCAAATGCTACCATATTTTTCTAAATTTGTTTTTTTAACTTTCCATTTTATTTCAGTAGATTGTGATATATGTTCAACGCCATATTTTTCTAAACAAGTTTTTTTACTTTGCTCCTTAAATTTATCTGTTAGATTATATCCTATTTTGCCATATTTTTCAAGGCACGTATTTTTTATTTTTTCTTTAACTTCCGAAGTTTTTGAAAAGTGTTTGCCATATTTTTCAAGGCATGTATTTTTTATTTTTTCTTTACATTTTTCTGTTTTCATAAAATTATCTACTCCATATTGTTCTAAACATGTATTTTTATATTTTAATGAAGCACATTTTGGTCCACAAGCATATAAATTACCATTATTTATATTTCTCAAATATAATCCATATGTTGTCTCCTTTTCTTTAGTACAAAAATCACATTTAACTAAAACTTTTATTCCAGAGCCTCTCATTAAACTTTCTACATCAATTTCTATTATATCACCCACCTTTATATTTAAATATCCTTTATTATTTAAATGTTTAATACTGTTATTATTTACCCTTATTTCAACCTTTTTTGTTATTATCATTTAATATATATTAAATTAATGTTTCTCCCTTGCAAGTTATGAGGTATATGCTCAATTTGGAAAATCTATTACTTAAAGTAATGGATTTTTATTTAATATATACATAATGAGGTATATTAAATTATTTGAGAATTTTTCTAAAGATAGAATTTTAATTATTGTTGATGTTCAAAAATCATTTAAAAAATATTTTAATGATAATTATTTGGCACAACTTAATGAATATTGTAACGACTTCGACAAAGTTTATCAAATATTTGATAATCACCACGAAGGAAAAAATCCTGATAAAGATTTTCTATATGATGAACAACCTGATATAGAAAATAAAGATGATTTATATAGGTTTCAAAATCAAGTTGATTTAATTGAAAAAAGATATAATTACGATGTTAATGTTGATTTTTATAAAAAAATCCTTTCAGAAGAAACTTATAACGAAATAAAATCTAAAGGTTCTAATATACAAAGAGGTGAATATTTTAAAACAACCGAAGGAACTATTATAGTTTATATAGGTAACAATCATCAGTGGTTTCATTCTCCTATTAAATTATATGATTTATTTAAATCTATAAAAGGAGAAGAAATTGTAATAGTTGGTGGTGCAGAAAATGAATGCATATTAGATGTTATGATAACAGCTAAAGCACTTGGATTAAAAATATTAAAAAATGAGAAATTTATTTATTCAGCAAAAAATTGCCCTATAAAATAAGGCAATTTTTTTTATCTATGATATATTTTTATTTTAGGTTTTTTAAATAATTCACTAGTTAATGTTAGCTTAAAATCTCCTTCATTTAAATTCTTAATTCTAAGATAGCTTTGTATTTGATCATGATATAATTTTAAATCACCAGCATCGTCAATGGTAATTTCTTTAACTGTTATTGCATTTTTAAAATCTCTTTCCAACATTTCTGTTACTAAAGTTTGTATAGATACGCCACAAAATTCAGCAGCATCTTTTAACCTTGTGTGTAATTCATCACTTATATTTATTGTTTTCATATTTATCCTTTATTTTTATATTATATGTAAAATAATTACATTTGTTGTGTAATTATTTTACACCAAAAACAACATTTTTTATTTTGGATATATAAAATAAAAATAAAAAAATTACATTATGCTAAAAATTAATTTTCATTTAGAATATATTTGGTTGGATGGCTCATATCCACAGCAAATACGTTCTAAAACAAAAATTGTAGAAAAAGAAATCACTACAACATTAGACACAAAAGGAAAAGTTGTTACTAAAGATACAATTTTCAAATCATGGAAAGAAAATCCAGAAACACTTCCTTTGTGGAACTTTGATGGTTCATCTACTGATCAAGCAGATACCAAAAATTCAGAGCTATTGCTTAAACCAGTTAATATCTTTTTAGATCCATTCAAACAAAATGGCTTCATCGTTGTTGCTGAAGTATATCATACTGATATGACACCACATATTACAAATAAAAGAGCAAAGATGGTTGAAGCACTAGATAAATATGATGACGAAACTATGTACGGTCTTGAACAGGAATATTTTATATTTGATATTAAAACTGGCAAACCATTAGGATGGCCAGCAAATAATGCATATACAGAAAAAATGACCACGCCAGCAAGACCCCAAGGTCCATATTATTGTGCAGTTGGTGGCAGAAATGTCGCAGGTAGAGCATTTGTTGAAGAGCATGCGAGATTGTGTGAAATTGCTAATTTAAAAATATCTGGTATAAACGCAGAAGTAGCATTAGGACAATGGGAATATCAAATTGGCCCAGTTTATGCTAAAGAAGGTGCGGATCAATTATGGGTATCTAGATATATTTTAGAAAGATTATCAGAATCATATAATTATTATATTGTATTAGACCCAAAACCTTATAAAGGCAATGAATGGAATGGTTCTGGTATGCATGTTAACTTCTCTACAAAAACTATGAGAACTGATTTAAAAAATAAAAAGGCATTAGTTATAGAAGCTTGTGAAAAATTAGGAACTAAAATTCCTGAGCATATTGCAGTTTATGGTATAAATAATGAGTATCGTTTAACTGGAGCCAACGAAACTTGCTCTATTAATGAATATAGATATGGCATAGGAGATAGAACTGCATCTATTAGAATACCTTCTTCTATTGAAGATTCTACTACACCTGGTTATTTAGAGGATCGCAGACCAGCAAGTAGCGCAGACCCATATGAAATAATAAATATTTTGATAAAAACTATTCTTTCATAAACAAAATCAAAATCCAACATATAAAACTTATGTTGGATTTTGATTTTGTAGAAGATTTCATAGAAAATAAATATAATAAAAAATTACAGGTGTATTTTAACACCACTAGACAAGCAATATCTTTATGGAGGCGAGAAAAAAAAATACCACCCGAACGAGTTTTGGAACTACTTGAAAAGGAAGGCTTAGATATTAAAGAAATATTAAAAAATATGTAAAGGAACACTTGACATTATAATATATAAATTATGAGAAAATGGACTAAAGAAGAATGCATCACAGAAGCGTTAAAATATAAAACCAGAACCGATTTGCGCAAATATAATTTGTCTTGTTATAACTTTTCAAAAAAGAAAATATACTAGATGAAATATGTATTCATATGCCAAAAAAACCAAAACCTAATAATTATTGGACTAAAGAAAATTGTCTAAAGGAGTCTCTTAATCATAAGACAAAAAAGGACTTTAGAGAAAAATCGTGTCCGGCTTATTCAGCTTGTGTAAAAAATGGTTGGTTAGAAGAAATATGTATCAATTTCGATTGCCGCAAAATGCAAGGATTTTGGGACAATAAAGAAAATTGCGAAAAAGAAATTGTTAAATATAAACACAAAAGTGAAATACAAAAAAATAATACATCACTATATAATGCACTTCGTAGAAATGGTTGGTTGGATGATATGTGTTCATTTATGATACCAATTGGTGATAGATTAAAAAGGTGTATCTATGTTGCTATATTTTCAGATAATAGTATTTATGTGGGACTGACATATAATTATGAAGAAAGAATAAAGGAACATATAAATAAAAATAAGAAAACTAATAATAGCTCCGTTCTGAAGCATATTAATAAAACTGGATTATTTCCAGTCTTCAAAAAAGTGACAGATTATATAAACTCTAATGAGGCTTCTATTTTAGAGGAAAGTATTAAAAATGAATATAAATCTAAAGGATATATAATTTTAAATAAAATAAAATGTGGCGCACTAGGTGGTAATGAAATAATATGGAATAAAGATACTTGTATAGAAGAATCACTAAAATATAAAACCAGAAGTGAATTAAAAATATATAAAAGTGGATGCTATAAATCAATACACAAAAATGGGTGGCAGAAAGAATGTTTTTCACATATGGATTAAAATAAAATAAAAAAAGCCGCTCATTGAGCGGCTTTTTTATTTTTATTTTAATTAAGCTGGTAATTCTTCGCTACCACCTTGTGATTGAACTTCTTCCATTCCTTGTCCCTGAGCTTGAGGCTGTGCTTGAGCTTGAACCTGAACTTGAGCCTGAGGTTGTGCCTGAACTTGAGCTTGAGGTTGTGCATCTTGTATTTGTGCTTGTCCTTGAGCTTGTGCTTGACCTTGAGCACCACCTATAATAGCACTTGCAGGTATTTTTTCAGCATCTAAACCATCCTTTAGAACCCATTTAACAAGTTCTTCTGCTAACATAGCATTACCCATTAAATCAGTAATTTCTTTATTCATATTTTGCTTAACCTTTTTAGCATAAGCTGATAAAAGTTTAGCTTCAACATCTGCGATAATGTTAACTCTGTAAGTATTCTCCACTTGGAATACAGTTTCGTTCACTTTATCTTCTATTTTAACTTCAGGTTTGTTATTTTTAAAACCCTCGAATTTTTTTACGTGTTTCATTATCAAAAAATTGTTTTTGTAAATTATATATTATAAATAAAAAGCCATTTTTTACTAATGGAATATTAATCCAATTATTATTAAACCTTCTAATATAGCAGCTCCTATTGCTCTATTTCTTTGCTTCTTAAATTTCTTAGATTCTGCTTTAACTAAATTAATCATATCATTTTTAGCAGAAATAATACTATCATTAGCAGCCAATCTATCTTTTGATATAACTAACTGTTGTTTTAAATTTTCTATTTCTAAATTTCTAATTACCAATAAAGAATCATTCTCTTTTAAAACTTTTTCTGCTGCTAAGTTAGCTATTTTATAATCTTCTACTGTTTGAACTAAATAATTTACTGTTGAATCACATTCTTTGTGTAATCCTCTATATAAATGTAATATATCTAAATCAGTATTAATCTTTTGAGCTTGTTTTATTGTAATTATTATACCCACTGTATCTTTAGTATTATTAGGTAAATCTACTAATAAGTATCTTGGAATTAAATTATTATTAGTATCAATAGATGCGACTGTATAAGTTTGTGAAAACCCAGTAAATGCTATTAGCGTTATAATTATAGATAATAATATTTTTTTCATGTATTAATTTATTTTTTTTGAAAGTGAAATTAATAAACTATCACCTTTAATATTTATAATATGCGTTTCTAAATAAACAACTTTATTTTTAGCATCTGTATATTTACCTTTATAATAATTGGCATTTTTCTCAGATTCTCTAGCATTATCGCTAGCATCATAATATTCATCTTTTAAACTATCCAATCTAAGAGAATCAGATTGGAATTTAGATTCTAAAGTGCTATATTCTTCTGCTTTATGTTTATCTATATTGGCTAAACTATCATCAATATGTTGATACATATTTATTTTAGTATCTAATTCTCTTTTTTTCTTTTTAAAATCCAAAGAATTATTAAATCCAAAAATAAACATACCGGCACATAAAATACCTAAAATAATGATAACAATCGTTTTTAAATCAAATTTACTCTTGATTTCCTGAATTTGTTCTGACATAATTTGTAATTTTTTTGTTTTTTCAAAGATTTTTCGTATCTTTGTGTATATATAAAAAAAAACTTTTCTTATGAAACTTATTTGTTTTGACTTCGATAAAACGTTAATACACACCATGGAACCAGAAGAGGGCAGACAAATCTGGCTTCGTGAGAAGGGCGAGCCATTCCCACACCCAACTGGTTGGTGGAGTAAAAAAGAATCTATGGATATGAGTGTTTTTTATCCAGCCATGAATATGTGGACGTATAAAAAATATACAGAATCTATTTCTGATGAAGATAATTATGTCTTTATAGCAACAGGACGTATGGACAAATTAAAAGAAGAAGTTCAGGCGATACTTGATTTCCATGATTTGAAATTTCATGATGTATTCTGCAATTGGGGCAGTGAAACTTTTAGGTTTAAAACTAAACTATTTGAATCTATTATTAAAAAAAATCCTAAGGCAGATGAATTCATACTCTATGATGATAGACACGAACATTTAGTTAAATTTGTTGAATGGGCAGAGATTATAGAAAAAGACTACAAAATTAAAGTAACTATTATTGATGTGATAAATAAGAAACAATTATATTAGTATGAATTGGTTGAAAAAATTATTTAGAAAATATTCACTCAAAGAATTAAAACTGAGAGAATTAAAAAGTGGCGAAAGTATATATATAGATATACCAAATGGTTATAGTAAAACAATTAATGGCAAACAATATAACGATCAGCCTATATCTATAGAAATTGAAAATAATGATCCAATTGGTAGAAAAATATGGTTTTTTTGTAGAGTCGACGGGTTTGAAGTTTCATTTGTAAAAAGTTATGATTCGCCAGAATTAAAAAATTTCTTGCTATTTAATATTAATACTGTTGAATTAAACCATGTTAATGTTGCTAAAAAAAGCAAAGAAGAACTTAAAAAAGAACTAGAAAAAGCTATTTCAAATGAAAATTATGAAATGGCTAAAATAATCAACAATAAACTGAAAGAATTAGAATAATATGGGGCAAATTAAAGAACAAGACTTCTCAGAAGTAGATGAAATATTAGGCGAACCTTACGCTGTAATAGTATGGAATGATGATATACACTCATTCGATTTTGTTATAGAATGCTTAATAAATTGTGCTGGGCATAATCCAGAACAAGCAGAGCAATGTACATTTTTAATACATTTTAAAGGCAAGTGTGACGTCAAAAGAGGCGACAAAGAAAGTATGCAAAAAATTTATAATAAATTATTTGCTCGTGGTTTAACTGTCACTTTAGAAGAAATGTAATAGTTGGTTATTTATACCAACTATTACCTCCTATATTTTTAAATTGGTTCACAAATTTTTGCTGCCTAGCAGCATTCATAACTGATTTATAATCATATTGATTATCACCATAATCAGGTTGTTCCTGATTTTTAAGAATGTCATTAAAATGTTTTAATGTATTTGAATCTACCAACTCAGGCGCTGTTGCTTCTACCATCTCTCTGAATGCAAACTTAGAAAATACACTAGATGCATTTACAATACTCATTACAGTATCATCATTTCCGGTATCCGCTGCATATCTAATATTACCAGAAGGAGTTACGTGTTTGATAAAAGTTGTAATTTCATTTATATTTGTAGTATTATTAATGATAAAATTTCTTTTATTCATATTTTCTTGATAATCCTTTACTAATATTTCCTTATTAGTATTTAATTTTAATCCAATCTTTTCTTCTGGTGAATCTATTCTATGTTTATACCTATAGAATATACTTGAACCGTATTGATTATTACCATCAAATAAATGTGGCATTTCTGCTAAAAATTGACCACCATAAGTATTATATTCTAATACTGCTTTAAAATTTTCAGGATTAAAATATTCAAATGCTAATACATAAAATAATTCTGCTAATTGTCTTACGGAAACTAAGTTAGATCTATACATACCAAACTGTTCTAAACAAAAGAAATCAGATAAAGAACTATATTCTTTGCCATACATTTGTATAACTTCTAATGGTTTAGGTTTTATTTTGAACATATTTATTATAGAATAATCTTGACCTAATCCTTCTGATATATCAATTGAAAATATACCTTTTATTCTATTTCTATCTAATGGAGAATATATAGATGTATCACCAACAAATTGTAAATCTTCATAATTGAATTTTAATCTTCTATCAAATTCATATGATGGATAATGAATATATTCTTTTTTATTTTTTAATAAATCATCAATTAAAGCTTCATTTAATAATGAGCGTGAACCATCTACAAACCTTAATGCAAATTCTTGGTTAAACGCATCTTCACCACCAATTTCTTTAGTAGTTTCTTCTTGCCATGTTGTCACATATGCCAGTTGTTGTATAAAATATTGTTTATCATCTTTAACATAAACAAATTTCTTAACTTCTTCTGATGGTGTTAAAGTTCCATCTTCTGGATTTTTATTATGTACAGTAATAACATCTTTTTCTAAATCTATGTTATATGACATCTCTACTTTTGCATATGGAAAAGCTTCTTTAACTTGTAAAAATATATCTTCCTTATTTATACCATACTCAAATAATTTTTGTGGGTATAAACGAAAATATGTTACAAATCTACCCGGCACCTCATACCAATAAATTCTCATAGATTTAAAATTGGTGCTTAGTGGATCAGATTCATCTCTTTCTGCATCGGTTAATAATTTATAAAATAAATTCATACCTTTTGGAGTTGAAGTTATTATTATCTTTGAGTTATTAACCGCCGCAACGATTGGATATACAGCAGTATAATATGGCTCAATAATATTAGAAGGTATGTGTGCAAATTCATCCAAATATAAAAAGTCTATTGTAAACCCAATTGCTGGTGCTTTACTTCTTGCTGCTGTTCTAATTTTGCAACCATTTTCACAAACCATAGATTTTTGGTTCCAATTTTTAATACCAACTTTTAAAAAGAATGGTAAATTTATATAGATATTTTTAATTTTATCTACAATTTCAATTGTGGTATCACGTAAATTTGCCACAATCATTACATTTTTATCATTATTAAAAGTGATAAAATGCAAAATTGTAATTGCCGCATTAATTGTTTTCCCACTTTGACGACTCGCACAAAGTATAACACGATTATTTTCATAAAGATCTAAAATATCTCTTTGATAATCTCTTAATTTAATTGGTCCAATAGAACCATCTTCTCTTTTAATTTGACAATAATTTTCTGCAAAATATTGTACACTTTCTGCACATTTGAAATATTCTTCCCATTCCCATGCTGTTATACCAAATGATATACCAGCTCTTCTTACACCTACTTCATTTTTAAACCATGGATTTTGATATCTTTTAATTACTACACCATCACCAATTTGTTCAGTAATTTCGGCTATGTTTTTACTAGTAAAAACAAATTTCTTGTTTTCTTCTTCTTGTATCTGCTTTTTAGCTGTCGCCATAAGAAATATATGTTTTTTAATATATATAATAAAATATATAGGTTCCTATGAGTAAGAACGATAAAAACGACAAAATTAACAATCTTCAGGAAGAATTTAACAAAATTCAAGAAGATAATAAAGATCTAGATGTAAACATGTATTTGGCTAAGGTTGATGACCTGCCTGAATTTGGTGAAATAGAAATATACGATTATAATGCGGATGTAATAGAATCGAAAGATAGAGCAGAAGAAGTATTAAATTCATTATTAGACTTATATTTGGGTGATCTACCAAGTGTAAAGCAACACTCTTATATCAAAAATAAAGTGAAAGAAGATGCTTTAAACTACGCAGAAACACTATTCTTAATTAAGATGACAAGAAAAACTTTTATCTCACAGATGAGACAAGTTGATAATGGTGATAATAATGCTAGAATGTATGAGGTAATGAATCAAACTATGACACAAATGCGTGATAATATTAAATTTAATACATCAGTTAAATCTGACTTAGAAAAATTTTATAAAGATATAAGAAAAGATATGGGTGCTAATGAAGTACAAAGTCAAGCAGAAGAAGATATTAAACAGGATGAAAAAGATGATAATATGGTAGTAGATTCTAGAAAAATGAATGAGTTATTATTAAAACATCTTAAAAATAAATCTTAAAAATAATATATAATTAATGGAAATTATTTTTAATTTTGAAGAATTTTTGGTCGAAAAAGCAAAAGCACAGTATTACAAGGGACATAAAGTTCCTGGTAAATATTTAACTAAAAATCCTGGAGCTATGAAAAAAGAGATAGACAGATTTCGTGGCAAAAAAGAATATAAAAAAGACTGGGACGCTGATTATACATCTGGAAAGGGTGGCAAAGGCAAAAGAGTAAAAACTAAAAAATCCGCAGCAACCAAAGCATATCAAAAAATGTTTGGCAAAAAAGAAAAATAAAATATGAAACACCTTTTAAACTTTAATGAATTACATGAAGATTTCTCTCAATATTTAACAGAGGAAGATTTAGAATTAACCGAAGATGGTATAAATGAATTATTGTCAGATGAAATTTCTGAATTAGATGATTTATATGATGATGAATATAAAGTTGATGAAGCAAAAAAATCTGGTGTAACAGAAGCACTTCGTAAAAAAGCAAAAGCATCTGGTATTCCTATGGGAATTTTAAGAAAAGTATTTTCTAAAGGTATGCAAGCGTGGAATGCTGGGCACAGACCAGGTGTTGCGCAACATCAGTGGGGCATGGGTCGTGTAAATTCATTTATTACTGGTTCAGGTGGTGCAAGAAAAGCAGATGCAAAATTGTGGGCACAGGCAAGTAAAGCGAAAAAAAGAAAGAAAAAGAAAAAATAATTATTTAATAAAAAAACCGCTTTTAAAGCGGTTTTTTTATTTCTAAATACATTTTATTTCCTCTTAATATTTTGAAACCAACTTTTTCATATTGTTTAATTAACCATTCTGGATTTTCTACAAATAAATCATATTTTAAAGTTATGACATCAATGTTCATAGATTTTGATTTTTCTATTAATGTTTTCAATAATAAATTTGCTAAACCATTTTTTTGATAATCTTCATCTGTTTCTAAATAGCTAATATAAATTTCGGTATTATATTTATCTATAAATTCTTTTGTAAAAGGAATTTTGGTAAAAACTGTATATTCAAGTCTTGCTATTTCTAAATTATTATATTTACAAATCAAAACTTTATCATAAGATGGCATTTTATATTTACCAACTTTATCTCTTTCAATTATGTTTATATCTTGTAAATTAATTTTAAAAGATTCAAATGTAATTAACCATTTCATTTTTTCCATTTAAAATTTTCAAACTTTATAATATTAGATAAACTTAATTTTACATCACTTGTAGTAAATTTATTAAATTTATTATTTGTTATCTTATTTACAAAAAATTCAGCCTTATCATCCTTAACATTTTGTCTAATAACTTCTTTTAATCCAGTAGGAGTTTTAGATAAAATATATTTTAAAAATGAATTAATTTCGTCTGCCATTTTTAAAGTATCAAAATCATCATCATAGAAATATAATTTAGAATACTTAGTTATTTCCTTATCAACAAATTTATCATTCTCAATTTCGTATCCTACTAAATGCTGTAAACAAATTTTTGACTTTTTATAAACAATTTCATCTGTACTTACGTTATAAAAAGTATCATTAATATAATAAAATTTCTTAATACCAATACCTTCTTCTTTTAATTTTTCAATTAATTTATCTACTAATATTTTAAATGTCCTTTCTGTATTATTAGAACATATTAAATAAATATCTTCATTTTTATTTTTTAAATGCGATATAATATCATAATTAATTTGGTAATTGGTATTTTCCACTATTTCTTGATTTAAAAACTCCTGTAAAGAAATAGCTAAATCATTCATACCAATTTTTTGATTTTTAGCAATAACTTTTAATTTATTGAATAAATCAGTTGGTAACCAAAATGTTTTATCATTATATTCAATTTTATTACCTTGATTTTTATAAACACCATTTTTAAACAAATTATAATCTGCTTTACTTATTTTAAGTAAAGGTTCATTTGGTTTAAATTTATTTACTATCCAAGGTCTTGAATCTGTTTTTAACAAAACATCAATATCAAATATATGTCCTATCATTTATATTATTTTCTTTTTAATAAATCTCTTAAAAATTGCCCAAGTGCGCCACCAACAGAAGAAGTATTTCTTTGACCACCAGTTGAAATATTTATAGATATTTCATGTGCTTGTCCATCATCTTTTGGTTCTGTATATTCTTTAGTAGCCCATGATACTCCGCCTGAAACTTGAGTGTTAAACCCATGACATTTAGGGCATTGTCTTGGTATTATATCGCCTGTATAAGTAAATGTGCCTTTACACCAAGGATTACTACAAATAGTTTTATTTTCCATAATAGTATATATTAAAAAGCCCTGCTTAATATTAAGCAGGGCTTTTTATTATTTTACATAACCTTTTTCTAAAGAAAATTCATATAGAGTTGGTAGGTTTAATTTTTTCAAAAATTCATTTTTAATATCTCCAAATGTTTTAGATTTGTTGATTGTGTCTATGACAAATAGACCATATTCTTCCTGGAATGTTAAATATACATCTGACCATGATTTTATATAATGTGGTTTTGTAATCCATTCTCTATCACCACCAGACATCCAATATAATGTTTTATCTGGGGATATATTTTGTGTGTTAATATTAAAATCTGTTTGCCAAAATTTATTATCATTAATTCCTTTGTTTAGTATAATTGCTATTGCTTCTGCTAAATCTGTTGTTAATTCATTGTCAATTTCAAAAAATAATTCGCCGTTTAATTCTTTATTTACTCTAATTCTATCTGAGCTGTAAATAACAATAGATGTGTCACGAACCTTTGTTATTACTCTTACTCTTTTCTTTTTCATAAAAGAAATGTTATTTTTTATATCCAATTATGGATTGTTACTTCTTAATACCGGACCTCCATTTACCGTCAAAATTGCCCTTTTCCCAAATGCCGTTTTCCCATGTGCCCCTAAATTGTCCATCTTTCCAGATGCCATATTGCCAGTGCCCAGTAATAAATTTACCGTCATTCCAGATTAGTGTGTTATTTTTGATTTCTACTTCTGCATCCTCTATTTCAGAGTCAATTAACCATTGTAGATTAAATTTGGTTAATTCTTTATTTATATCAGTAGGTTTAGTGATAACCCTTTCTCCTACTCTAAGTTCTTTGAATCTCATAATAAATATTTTTATTAATACGTTATATATTCAATTTTATTTTAGCATTATTTTCATTTCTTGGTTTTTTGAAAATAAGGTTTGATTAATTAATATATACCTAAAATATAATATTTTTTAATGAGATATTTAACTACAAGAGATATATTTTTATCAACTATAAATAAGGAAACACAAATAAATGAATCAACTTTTACAAATGATATTACCTTTGGTGGGTCTTTATTAGGTAGATTAGTAAACTCTATTATAAGAAAAGCAAAAGTAGAAATCAATTATAAAAAAGTTGAACCGATTGCAAAAGAAATTGAAGATGAATTAAATAAATTGTTATTTTCCACAATTAAGAAAGAGGAGCAAGAAAAAGCGAGAGCTATAATAACTAAGGCTCTTTTGGAAGAGATTTACACCACTGTTATGAGTGATGTTAATGAATTAGATAAAATTAACCAACTTTTAGATAAACCAAATGATGATGGATTAATAACTCTTGCGATAAAGTACATAAAAGCATCACCAGCTGATGCTGATTACGGTAAAGGAGATAGAGATACATTAATCTCTCAACTTGAAAAATTTAAGTCAGAATTAGAAGCATTAAAAGAAGAACTTACGAAAGGATCAGAATCTGAAGATAAAGAAGATGCAGAAAAAAAAGATATTGAAAAAATAATTTTATCTAAATTATTTAAAGGTTTGAGAAACATTAAGCCACATCTTTCAAATATAAAAGAATTATCCGAATCAAATGACAAAGTTGAAATAGTTAAGTTTGGGCAACAATTAATGGTCAATAAATCTACTGTTGGTAAACCACTTACTTATGATCAATTAATTCAAGAAGATATGATATTTAATAATGCTGCTAAAGCTGTATCACTTTTTTCTAGATTAATTATACCACTAAACTCATCTGAATTTATAAATTATGAAAAAACTAATCCTATTTTCAAACAAATAGAACAATTTGTAAATGTATTTGGGCAAACTTATACCAAAATGGTAAATATGTATGATAGTAAAAATAAAACCACATCTAATGCGCCAACTGGTAATGTCAACGCTAGTTATTTATTTTTAAAATATTCTCATTTTATAACAGAAGATAAAGAACAAGGCGCTAGTGTAGGCAAAAAATATCCTGCACCAGCTAAACAGGAAACTGGTCTAACTACTACAAACAAAAATAAAGAAATTGCTTTAAATCAAGAAACTGGATTGGTTACCACTGATAAAAGTAAAGAAACTGGCTTAGTTACTACTGATAAACCTGAAATAAAGAAGCAAGAAATAACAGCAGAGCCGGCAACAGCAGAACAAGAGGAATTTTATAATTTAACTATTAAATTATTAAAAGAAACATTATCTATATGCTATACTTTATTAAAAACACAAGAGCCAAAAGGTGACTTTAATACCTCTAAAAAAGTTAAAAATAAAGCAACTACTGAAAATACTAATTTCTCTTTTTATGCAAAATATGGCAAAATATATGAGGATGAAAATTCACAGGACGAAACTCAACCTGCGCAAGATAACACACAGAATGAAGCTCAACCTAAACAAGAAAAAACTGGTGATAAAGTTCAAGTAGCTTGGTCTAATAATTTTAAAAAGGGAGAAGAGAATGAATGGAGATTAAATATGGATCAAGCTAATAAAGTAGCTGCGGATATTGATAAAAATACAAAACCACTTACAGATGATGAACTCAGAGAAAAAATTAAAAATGATAATACAAAAGATCCTATATTAAGAATATCTGATTTATTTGGTAAAGCTTATAGATGTTATGCTACTAAAAATATACCATCTAATAGACCAGGTGGTAGAGTTAGTCCGCAAACATTTAGAGAATATAAATATATTGGCGATGGTGAAGCACCTTCTTACTCACCAGAAATTGGACCAAATGGACCATGGGCTAATATAAGAGTATTTAATAATTTTACGGATAAAATAAGTGATTTAATTGAAAATACAAAATATAGAAAAATATTTAATGCTGGCGCAATAAATAGAACTGATGGCAAGCCAACATCTGGTAATGTTTTATTAGAATTTATTCGCAATATGATTGATGAAAATACTTTAAAAAGTTATGAAAAAAATAGATCAAAATTATTAAATAAATATTTTGGCTTAGTTGGTAATACAGAACATGAACCAGATGTTAAACCACAACAACCTGGTGCAGCAACTACTTTAGATGCTAACACTAAAGTTAAATGGGCAGAAATATATAAAATATCTGAAACAAAAGGCTCAGATGTTGGCTCATTTATAGCTATAAACGTAACTTTTAAATTTAAAGATAACAAAGATAATCTGTTAAAAGACAAACATAAATTAATTGTTGGGCAAATTATGATGAAAAAGGACAATAAAATTTTGTTAAAATGGCAGTACAATAATGAATCCATAGCGGAAACATATGGTGGCAAAATAACTGCTGGCAATAATTATATCAAAACTAATAAAATTGGTGATATAGTTTATGTTGGTTTAATAGATTTATCAAGATTGGAAAAGGACAGCAAAGGACAAGAAACAAAAAATATAATATATGGCAAACCATTTACTATGGTATATTATGATATAAATAAGATAAATGATAAAGCACAATCACATTATACGCATTTTACTCCTTCTAAAAAAGAAATACATAGCGATGTAATAAGAGCAGGTAGTTTAAAGAATGCTATTTCAGTATTAACTGCTATAGATGATAAGGGGGATGAAACAATACTAAAGGGTAAAATTAATGAAGTAAATATAAATTCCATAAATAAAGATAAAAAAATAAATATGGATAATGTATTTGGTTCTTTAGCAGTAGATTTAACAAAGATAAAATAATGAAATACATAAAAACATACGAAAAATTTGATTTAGCCAAAGAAAATCAGCCTTTAGAGATAAAGGCTGATATGACTAAATTTAATACTGACGAAAGTAATAAAAAGAAGTTTGATAAATTTAAGGCTCAATTAAAAAATATTTACATGAATTATATTGATGATGAAACACCAAATAAAGATGGTATAGCCACCGATTTATATAATAAGTTATTGTCTGCTAAATTTATTAAAAAAGGCACACCTAAAACTAAAGGACAAATTATTTGGAAAAACCCAGATGAGCCAGATGATATAAATACTAAAGAAAATTCTTTATTTAGGCTTTATGCAGAAGAACTAGAGCAAGAAAGAAATGCTACTAAAGCGGAACAAACTTTACAACAAAAGCAACAAGATTTGGCTGCTAAACAAAAATCTATACAAACTAATGTTGGTGATGCGGAAACTGCTAAAAATGATATTGAAAATATAAATAAAGATATCACTAATATGGACAATAAATTAGATCAAACTCAAACTAATGCTGAAAATCTTAAAAAAGCATCTAAGAAAGAACTTGATGATAAGAAGAAAGAAATAGAAGCCGCAAAGAAAAGAATAGATAAAATTAAACTTCCTACAAAGTAGTGTGTACTTAAAAATCACCAAAAGTTGGTTTTAAATAATAATATATAACATAAATATAAAAATAATACATATATATGCCATCAGTAATAATAAGTAATTATAAAAGACCAGGTATCTTTATACAAGAATATGACAATAGTGTGATTGCTAGCCAAACAGCACAAGGTTTAACTAATCTTGTAATAGGAGTTTCTAAAACTGGTCCTATAAATACTCCGGTGCTTATACAAACTACGCAAGATCTACAAAATATCTTTGGTGGTATTGATAGAACATTAGAAAGAAAAGGTTCTTATTTTCAAAGAACAATATCTCAAATGATTCAATCAAGTCCAGTTTATGCAATAAACTTATTGGAGACTGATGATACATTAGATCAAATTGAATACGCTCCTTTATCAACAGCTACTAATAATACAAATGATACAACTCAATTAGGTGCTTACAGAAGATTTTTCAACACAACTGGATTTTGGAACTTAGATACAGATTCTTTCTTATCTTTAGCATCTAGTAATCCAAATTATGAAAATAGATTATTAAATTTCACTAATACATCAGCTTCATATATTACAGTATTTGTTTTCAAAACAACTGCAACTGGATTTGATGTAACTTTCACAAATTGGTACAGCTCTATTACAAATATTCCACCTTATGTTAACCCAACAGATTATGTCTCTGATTATATGGTAGATGTTGTAGTTATGGCAGGTGACTGGTCAAACTATCAAGCATTATCAGTTGATAAAAACTGGTCAAAATATTTTGACGCAACTGGTTTAATGAAAAATCAAGTTCAAAATTTCATTAATGATAGAAATGTTACATTATTAAAATACTATCAAGGTTTAAGTTTTATTCCTTATTTCAGAGATTCTAATAATCAAAATATTTTTATTGAAACAGTTATTAACCAAGATACTCAAAAAACTGGTTTATTCTGTGCATTTAATATGGATTTATTTGAAACTGATTACCCAGCAGGAAAAATTGACTTAATTGGTAATAATCTTATTAATAGTGATAGTTTAGTAGATTCAAATAATACTAGTATTGATTTCTTATCTTATAATGAAAATTTAGTAACTACAATTGGTTATACTAATACTAATTTAGATAGAGTTAATAATGTATTATCTATTGATCCAGCAAAAAATTATGTTCAAGCTTTAACAAATAATGTTAGAACAGATACTTATTCAGAAGAAAGAATAAGCGGTGTTGTAAAATCTGCTACATCTTCTAATTCATCAAGTGCCACAGTAACTTATACAGTTTCTGGAACAGATATTAATGGTTTAACTCCATATGCTATCATAGGTGGTAATATGGTTTCTATTGCAACAGGTAGTAATACATTTACAATTAATGCAAATAATTATGCATCAGCTTCTGCCACTGCAAGTTATTATAGTGTATTTAAATTAGATACTACTGGTTCTATTACTAGTGTTTCTACAACAACACCACTTACATACCCATCAGTAGCAGCAACAGATATTGTTCTTGGTTATATGATGCTTACTATACAGGGTGGTAATATACAATCAATGACATTTACTAACATTGCAGTTGATTCTGCTGGTTATCTTGACTTAGCATATGGCACAGATTATACAATAACATCAACTGGTGCTAATAACACATTTGTTCTTACATTTAGTGCATCTGCGGCTGTTCCTTCAACTTCAAATTATGCACAATATAGAAGAATTAAAAGATTTAATGCTTTAAGAACCTATTTAGAATCAGCTTCTGTTTCTAAAGGCGCAATTATGTTAAAAGTTGATGGCTCAGGTGCTAAAAAGTATAGTCTTGCAAATATGGCTATATCTTCAGAAACTTCAACTTCATTAAATAAAACAATAACTGTTCAAACAAATTTAGGTTTATCTGAAAGTATATTTGGAACAACAACAATTTTAGGATTGCAAAGTGGGTTAGTTATTTATCAACTTGATAATGAGTTAATATTATCAGATAATAAAATGATTACATCAAATAGTCCAGCAAGTGCTGCAACTCCAATAGGCGCAAATAGTTATGGCATTGTTGCGCAATACTCTACTTTATATCAAGACTTTTATAATGGAGTTATAAATACAGGTGATTATTTTTATGCAAATGCTATGGTTGATACTAGTGAAACAGTTTATACTGCTACTGTAAGTTTTGTTAAAACTTCTGGGTTAACTGGTTCAAATGCACAATATAATGGATTAAACTTTATTCTTATAATAGGCGATAATAATGATCCATTTAATAATCAATTTGGTAGCTCATTTACATCAATAATAGTACCTGATTCACTATTAAATACAGGAACATTTAATATAAAATCTGATCCATATGGTTTACATCCAGTAGGATATGATTATTCATCAATAATAGGTTATCCACAATCTAATGCTTATGCATATTTATTGACCGAAAGCGTTACTGCTGAAACCTTATATAGTATAACTAGAATTTGGGATGCAACAACTAAATATTACTTATCAATGAATATTGATTCTAATAATTTATTGACTGTTAATATAACTGGTAATGACCTTTATACATATTTAGGAACAAACACAACATTATATAATAATTTTGGAGTTAATTCAACATTTAATGTAAACTCATTTGATGCTAATTATCAAGAAACAGTTGAAATAGTTATACCTTCTGGTTATACATCAGTGCCTAACCAAATATTGGTTAATGCAACAAGATATTCTAATGTAGTAGTTGGTGACTTCTTATTACAAGATAACAGTATGACTGAAAATGTTGGACAACAATTTAAAAACTTAACAAGAATTATTTCTAAGAAAGTTTATAGTGCAGACACATCATTAGTTTTATTAACTTGTGACGCATCAATATTCACATATCCAATTGGTAGCCCAACATCTGGTGTTTATCAAACAATGAGATATTCTTCATTAGATAATTATGTATCTACTTATAAGGCTATAGCATTAAAAGGATTTAGAATTCGTCAAGCATCTTTACCAGATGGTACTGAAGCACAACAAAATGCAATACTTAATTTAGTTGCTAAAGGTACTCCTTTATTCAATGCAATTACAAATAAAGATGCATTAGATTTTAGATATTTAGTTGACTCATTTGGACTTGGCTTAATTGAAAACTCAAAACAACAGTTAGCTGATATTTGTGGTGCAAGATTAGACTGCTTAGGGTTCTTAAATATGCCTTCTATGAAGCAATTTAGACAATCAAGTTCACCATCATTTGTTGATTCAGAAGGTGTATTACAAACATCTTATATTGCTCAAGGTGGTAATTTAGATAGTAATCCAGCATTCTTATATACTATGGCAGAAGGGAATGGTACAACATGTGTAGGTTACTTTGCTCCTTATGTAACAGTTAGCGATAATGGTGCGCCACTAAGTGTTCCACCAGCAATGTTCGTGGCTTCAACTTATATGAGAAAGCATAATTCTAATGTCACAACTACTGTACCTTGGACAATTGCTGCTGGTATAACAAATGGTTTAATAACTGGTATTGCGGGTGTTGAAATGGACTTTAACCCAACAGATGTTGAGAATTTAAATCAAGCTCACATGAATCCAATTGTTCTTAGAAAGAATAGAGGATGGGTAATTGATACTGAAAATACAGCATTAACTCTTTATAAGTCAGCATTATCTTATTTACATGTAAGAGAGGTGTTAATAGAATTAGAAAGAGATTTAGCAGCAATGTTATTAGAATTCCAATGGAAATTTAATACACAGGATACAAGAACAGAAATCAAATTAAGAGCAGATGTTATTTGCGCAGGTTATGTTAATAAAAATGGTTTATATAACTACTTTAACAAATGTGATTCTGAAAATAACACACAAACATTGATAGATAATCAAATAGGAGTATTAGATACTTATGTAGAACCAATTAAGGGTCTTGCAATTATAGTAAATAATATAACAGTTCTTAAAACTGGTGCAATTCAATCAGGTGGTTTCCAAACACTTTAATAAAATAAAAATGCCTCTTTAAAGAGGCATTTTTATTTTAATTAGCCTTCAAATTATTTGAAGGCTTTTTTTATTAATTATTTAATACTTTTTGTAAATTTTCTTTATTTAATCCACCAGATAATGGTTTGCCACCTTTTTCTATATACTCATTATATAAATCGTAATATTCATCTTCTGAATAAAATTTATCAGTAGTTTCGTCATATACAACATTTGTATCTGCGCTAGTGATTGTATTAGGCAATTGTTGTCTTGGCATACCCACACCCCATGGTGCAGTATCAATTGTGCCTGATATTGCTTCTAAAAATTTTTGATATGTTTTTATTCTCATTTTCCTACTTCTATTTCTTCATAATATTCATCCTGTTTAGTTAACGAATATTCATCTTTTTTCATATTATATGTTATATTATATAATAAATTATCACTCATTATATAACTACCATGTCTTAATATTAATTTAAATTCAGGTTTATAAACATCAGTAATTATATCACCAATTTTACCATCTTTATCATATAAATCACACCATATTTTCTTTTTTTTAGCAAGATAATCTATTACTTTATCACAAGCTAAATTTCTTGATAAATAAGCATAATCATTTAAATCACTATCCTGAGTTTGATTATATAAATTCAAAAAGTCATCTTCCCTAATGGTTAAACTTTCACCTTTTGAAATTTTATCTAATATCCTATTGAGTTCTATGTCTTTGATAGACTCTTTTAAAACGTAATGTTTATACCATCTTTTAATCATTTCAGATTAATTTTTATACTTTATATATTAAATTATAGATGAGAAGTTATTATAAACCATTAAGGTCCTTTAAATTTAATATATAAAATATGGATAATAAAATTCTATCAGCTCTTAATGACTTAACATTAGCACTCGACGCCGTAGCAGAATCTTTGAAAGATAAATCAGCTAAATCCGAAGCTGGTAAAATTTTACAAAGTATTAACAATATTGATAAAAAGATAGAATCTATTAGCAATGGTCTTAAATCTATTAAAAAAGATACAACACAAATTTTAAAAAATCAAGAAACTTTATTAAGAATTTCTAAAGATAAAAAAGAAACTAAACTTTTTGAAGTTTCTGGAGAAAAAAAATCTAAAATAAAAGATGGCGTTAGCACCGTATTGTTAATAGCAGCTGGTGTATTAGCAATTGGTGTAGCATTTAAATTAATTGGTTCTGTTAACTTTTTATCTGTTATAGCATTATCAATAGCATTACCACTTGTTGCTATGGCATTTGAGAAAATAGCCGAAATGAAGCACTTGAAACGAACTGAAATGGTAAATTTATTTTTTGTTACAGTTACAATAGCAAGTTCTATAACAGCAGCATCATGGATAATGAGTCTTATTGTGCCCATATCATTTACACAAGGACTAACTGCTATTTTAATTGCTGGTACTTTTGCAGTTATTTCATATGGAATTGAAAAAATAACTAAAGGTATAAAAGATGTAAAAGCAAGTGATTTAGTTAAAATGCCTTTAGTATTATTCTCAGTTGGATTATCTATTGCATTAGCCTCACAAGTAATGAGATTTATAAATCCAATATCGATATCACAAGGACTAACTGCTATTTTAATAGCAGGAACATTTGCTGTTATAGGCTATGGTATTAAAAATTTAGTAAATGGAATAAAAGGAATTACACCAGAAGATGCATTATTACTACCTCTGATACTAATACCATTTAGTATTGCAATGGTGGGTGCATCATTTATTTTACAAGGTATACAACCATTAACATTTAAACAATTTATAGGAACAATAGGCATAGCAATAGCATTAACAGCAATGACATTACCGTTACTTGTTTTATCATATGCAGTTAAAAATACAAATATAAAAGATGTTGCTTTAATGGTGGCAATTTTACCTTTAATGTCATTAGGTATAGTATTATCATCTAAAATATTAGCAAAAACAGAGGAGATTGATGGTGGGTTATTATGGAATGTTGTGTTACAATCTATAACCATCGGTATAATGGGGGTCGCTTTGGGTGCAGCCATGTTTGCTTTAAAAGAATTTAAATTAGGAGTAAAAGAAGTAACATTAGGAGCAATATCAATTGTTATAATAGCTGGAGCATTAGCAGCTGCATCTCAATTAATCGCATTAGGTAATTATGCAAACGCACCCACAATAGAATGGGCATTGGGCGCAGGTTTAAGTTTAGTAGCATTTGGTGCTGGAGTTATGGCAATAGGAAGTCTAATCGTAGCAGAAGGAATAGGACTTGGGTTGGCGGCAGTTGGTTTAGGAGCAGTTGGTATGTTGGTTGTTGCTGGAACATTAGTTGCTTCATCGAAAATTTTAAGTGCCGGTGAATATGGTAATTATCCATCTTTTGACTGGGCTCTCGGTGTTAGTTTATCAATGGGCGCATTTGCAGTAGGAGTTGCTGGGCTTGGTACCATGATATTAGGAACATTGGGCGCCGGACTTCTTGTATTAGAAATTGGTGCAAAAGGCGTTGATATAATATCAAATGCAATAGTTTCATCTGCTGCAATATTATCAACCGGAGAATATAAAGGCGGCCCAACAAAAGACTGGGCAGAAGGTGTCGCATTATCATTAGGCGCATTTGCTCCAATATTTAAAGTATTATTTGATAGAGGCATAATTGGATTATTTTCAAAGGGCCCATCCGCAGATGATTTTTCTAATGCTATAACTAAAGTATCTCAGGGCATCGTAACTGCTGCTGAATTTTTTAAAGGAAAAACTGGTATATGGGCGGGTGGACCAAAAGCAGATTGGGCAGCAGGTGTTGGCGGCGCTATTGGAGCATTTGCTCCAGTTTTTGATGCTTTATCTAAATCTTCTGGATTATTTGGAAGTGGACCAACACCAGATGATATGATAAATGCTATGATTTCCATTTCTGCTGCCATTGTAGCAGTTGGGCAGTTTTTTGTAAATCAACCTTCTAATATTTGGACTGGTGGACCTAAATCAACTTGGTCAGAATCCATAAGCACCGCATTACAAGCATTTGCGCCAATTTTTGATTATTTAAATCAAAATACACATTGGTATAGTGGTGCAGATACAGATAAATTAAAATCAGCAGTAACATCAATTGCAGAAGGTATAGTCGCTGCCGCCAATTCATTAAATGACGCTAAATTTAATACTACAATACCTGATGGTTATATGAGGTCATTAACAGATAATGTAAAATTATATGTTGAATTAGTAGAATATTTAGAGAATAAAAATGTAAGTCTTTATGGAATTGAGAGTATTTTTGGAATAACAACCGGCTTAGCAAAATTAGCAGAAGGATACGAAAGATTAAGCAAAGGTGTAAAATCTTTAGGTAATGCACTAAGTTCAATTGATATGGAAAAAATAGATGCCTTGAATAGAGTAAGTGGTAATGTTATTTTAATGTCACTTATGGATTCTAATCAATTTGAAAGTATGATGGATGCATTAGAAGCAAAAGCTGGAATATTTGTTAAAGTAGTAGAAGAATTACAAACAGAAGCAGAAAAAGCTGCAAAAAATACTAATTATCCAGTTAGAAATATTGGTGGAGCAGGAGGTGGAAGTAGCACAGCCGCTATGGAACAAAAATTAGATCAAATAGTAGCAAATACTACAAATTTAGCGGCCAGCATAGGAGCAGCAGTTGCTAATTCAATTAAATCTCCATTTGATCATCTTATATCTGAATTAAAAAATGCTATGGCAGAAAAGGGTAGAAAAGGACAAGGACCAAAATAAACTATTCTTAAAAAATTAATACAAATAATATGAGAAATATATCATTTTATAAAAAAGTAAAATTATTCCTTTTATATAGGAAAACTATCAAAAAAATAGAGCTAAATTTAGAAAGACAATTCGGTATAAGAATTGATAAAGCATATAGAATGTATACCGTTCTTAATATTCCTCAAGAATTAATAGACGAGCCATATTCTATACGAAAAGCCGACATAGACACTATATCACAATCATTTATAAAAGATTATACAAACCAATTATCTGTTTTTTTAAATAAAAATGGATTAAATGAATTATATGACTTTTATGATATATCAAAAATAGATAAAACTAGCTATCTGCTTGTATATGGCTTTTCATTATTTAAATCTGATAAGTTTATGACAAATTTATATAAAGCAATTCCAATTGTTAGTGCGATTATACTAATATTATTAATAATAAAATTTTTCATTTAATAAACTTCTTTATTTTAGCACATATAAGTTAAAACAATTAATTTAAAATGAGCAAAGAAGTAACAGGTATAAGTAAGTTCTACGAAGTATCTGAAGATACAGTCAATGTATTTTCTGAGATAGTAAGGAAAAAAGTATTAAATGATGTGGCATTCCAATTTATTGGAAATGATTCCCAAAAAATGGTAGTTAAAATATCAAAGTTATCAGATCAATATGAATATTTATTAAATAAACATATATTGGTATCAATCAACGAAGTTTTAATGTCACAATTTGACGATGAATCAATAAGCATTCTATTTGAACAAGAAATAGATAAGATTCAATTTGATATTGAAAAGGGCAAAGTTAAATTGGTTAAACCAGATATTTCTACATTCTCTTCGTTAATTAAAAAATGGGGTATAGAAAAAATATCTAGAGCAAATCAATTAGCTGAAATTTCGTCCGAACTTAAAATTAGCACTGATTTTGAAAATGATTTTAGAAGTTAATAAACAAAACTAAAATTTAGAATACAATAATAAAAACAAAATAATTATGGAAAAATTAATAGAAACGAATGTAGTAAAACCTGAAATTTCAGTGTTTGAAAATAACCAAAATATGAGATCCATTTCATTTGAAGATGAAATTTATTTAGATAACAAAATCAATGAAATTGATACTTTTATCAATAATAATCATGGTTTAGGCAAAACTGAAGTTGAAAAAGATCAATTGTATTATGAAGCACAATCTACATGGAGAGCTTTTGTAGATAGGCTAAAAACTATGAAATATACTTTCTATCTTAATAGAAAGCAATATAATTTCTTAACTAACCTTTTAATCTCAAAGTTAGAGTATGATGTAAATACAGTATTCTTAGCAATTGAATTAACTAATATGTTAGGAACATGGGAAATGACTAAAGGCAAAAAAGATACTAAAGATGATACTGAGGTTAAAGCATATACTTGCGATGCCACTGAAATTACATATATGTATCATTTGATAGCTAAACATACAGTAAAAGGTTTAACTGCTGATACTTATTTATTTACACAAATTTTAAGAAAAATTGGCTTTATTTCTAAAGTAGTATCTTATTATGATACACATGCTAAAAACTTTAACAAAGATATACAAGATTGGGCATCTACTTTTGAACCAGGTGTTTATGTAGAAGGAAAATCTTGGGGTAGACCAACACCAGGTAAATTAGAAACACCTACAACACCAACAGTTGATAATTCTTCTGAAACTACAGAATCTCTTAAACCAAAAAAGTCTAAGAAGAAAGATGATGATTCATCAAAATAATTAAAAAAGCCACTCAATTGAGTGGCTTTTTTTATATATGATTCGTAACAGGGATTATTGGTATAAATGGACCCATAGAATCACCTACAGGCACCCCAGAGTATAAATCATTTAATCCTCTTATTTCATAATTTTTCTTAGAAGTATAAACTAAACCATAATTATTATTCGATGTTACTTCAACAGTAATAAATGGGTCTATATTAGAATCAATACTAAAATTAAATGGTAATGATGCTTGAATAGTTTGTTTTGGCTTAATATTATTCGCATACCATAAAATATTATTATTAGATGTTGAATAAGTAAGAGAATTAACATCTATATATCTATATTCTTTTATAGTTTGCACAGGAACTAAATCTTGTATAACCCATTGACTTATATTTAGCCATAAATCTGTTTGATATGGGGTAGGTATCGAATAAATTGCAGTTGATTGTGTACCAAAAGTTACAAATGTAGATTGTGTACCTACGTATTCATAAATATTTCTATTATAATTAACTAATTGTCCATTAGTATAATCTATATTTGAACTCCAATTTTCAATATTAGCATATTTTCTTGGGTCATTTAATTTATTATTATCAACATTTGATTTATATATTATACCATAATATGTAACTTCATCGCCTATATTATATATAGTAAATGGATTCCATTCTAAATATGTTTTATATGTTCTTATCAAAACTGTAAAATTATCTGGAATAGTTGCTATATCTTTTTGAGAACATTTAAAATCTACTACAACATTATATACGGTTGAACCACTATTAACAGGCATTAGATATGCTTCATTGATATCAAAGTCAATTGGCGTCATAGTTTGTATAGTTTTATAACTTTTTCTAGAAAATGGTTTATGTATTATATAATTACCTCCTCTAAAATCAGCTCTGCCTGATATATCCAATATTCTATGTGTTATTGGTATAACACGTGTTTCTAACCATTTTTTTAATCCCTGTAATTTAATTAATACTTCTTCCAAAGAATACATTAAAATATTATTACCTTGTTTATCTGTAATTAAATAAGTTAAATTAAATAAATTAGTCTCTTCAAAATTTGGATTAGGCATTGTATTTGCTAAAAAATCATTTGTAGTCCAACCTTTGACACTATTATCAAATATATTAGGTATTTCAACTTTAAATAATTTATAAAAATTAGATGAATTAACATTTATATTTCTATAATATTCATTTAACTGCAAATCATTATAACCAAAATAATTTATAGCATTTATTATTGCTTTATAAGAACCCACATATGGAAATATTTGACTTCTTACAATTAACATTTCTTTTCTTTTCTTATTTAAGAAACTCCAATCAATGCCCTGCTCATTTATATCATATGTCTTAAATATATAAGAATCTTCTGGATTTATAACGTGCCCGCCAGAATTATACAACTCTACTGCATATCTAACATCCTCAATTTCTGTTTGCCCATACAAATCAACACTAGCAATTTCTTTATCAATTGTTGTAAATACAATTTGTAAATAAGTTATATTACCAGATGAAGGATAATTATTAATAACATTACTTTCATTATAAATTGAAGATGTAATACCATAACTTGTAGTTAAATATTCAACTATAATTTCATTATTCGATATAGAACTAATTATAAACTCTTGTCCATTATTATATGAAAGATATTTATTAGTTAAATTAGTAACATCAGTCACAGTTAATTTTATCAATTGTCCTACTTGCAAACCTGTTGGATTGCTATTTAAATCATATAAAAAACTTTCTATAGAATTTGTGTTTAATTCTATTTTACCATACCCATTTGGATATTGTGAAGAAGTTCCACTATCTGTTAAAGTTATATTATTATAATAATTAGGATTATATGACATTGTTAAGGAAATATCCCAACGCTCATACATCTTTAAAGTTGTTTTATCATAACCTTCTATAATATTATTATATCCTAAAAATAATTCAATAGGTTCTGGTAATATAGATATATCTGTGCTAGAATCTAAATAATCTAAAGTAGTTACGATTTCTTCAAAAATAGTTTGTTGTGCAGTTGGATCTGAAGTCCTATTTAAATCCATATTAGGAGAATCATTTAAATATGCATTTTCTAATGGCTTTGGCCCTATATAAGAAAATGAAGTGCCAGTAGATAATTGACTACCAGATAAATCAAACATAAATATTTGTGGTGTTTGATCATCAATGAATTTATAAACTAATTTAGCTTGTGGTTGATTGCTATCACTATAATTAACTCTTGGACCTCTTATATACTGCCTTGTTTTTAACCATATATTCGTCGGCGCAACATAATTTGGGTCTAATGTTCCAAACAACCCATCACCAACAGAACTTGGAGACGATGCTGTGGACGAAAGTGCAATACTATTATTTAAAGTAACTGTTACTTCAATTAACTGACCAGCAACAGTCATTACTATAATACTATCCCTCAAAGGATCATAAATTATTTTTTTGCATGGAACTCCTAATGGGGCATTAGTACTATTATATTTCTCGTATCCACTAGCAGCATCAATTACAATCAATTTGCCGCTAGGTGTTATCATATAAATATCTGAATCATATTGGCTAATCACTATATCGCCATAATCAAGCAATTGTGTATATATAATTGAATTATCTGATGTAATTCTGATAAAATTACCACTTAATTGTGTTAAAAATAAATCTCCAGTTAAATTATCATATAATAATTTATTATCGCCATTATTTATTAAACTAATTGTTGTTATAATACCTTGTGTATATTTATATAAAGTATTACTTGTACCACCAGTTGTATTACCCCACACATATATTGAACCATAAATAGGCTCAGTAAAAATATATCTATTGTCTGGTGTTGGTATAGAAATAGTATTTTGAATTACTCTATAAACTGAATTTATAGCATATAAATTAGAAGTTCCTATAACATAAATGTATTTATCAATTAAATTATATTCCATTTTTCCAGCACCAGTTAAAACTAAAGTAATATTTGCTATGCTTGTAAAATTATTATAATAAAATATTTTAACATTTCCTAATCCATCTGTAATATAAACATCTCCATTAGATTGATTAACCAAAATATCGAATACTGATATACTTATTGTTGCTAAATAATTATCAGTTGTTGGGTCTATTACCATTATATTAGTAGAAGTAGCAGCATAAATATAATTATTATAACTATTATAAACCATCTTTTTTATACCAGTATGAATTGGTATAGTTACAGTATTATTTAAGATAAATTGTTTAGCATCAACATTACTTACATTATAACCGCCAGTATAAATACTGTCAAATTTATTAAGATATATCATGTCTCCTAAATTTGTATTACCAGAGTCTAAAGTATAAACTTCATAACTATTTACATAAACATACGTTATATTAAATCCACTACTATATTCAGATATATAATATGCTCCACCACTGCCACCAGTTAGCGAAATGACTGGACAAGCAGTCACCCCATAAGCTAATGGGGAAAATGCTAGTGTTGTGAATGCAGATAATGTACATTCATTCAATTCGCTTTGGAAAAATGGACCTTGGTAACTTAAACCTATTTGATTAGAATCAACATAAATTGTATTATATTCTTGATTATTATAAGGGTATGGTGTATTATTTATAGCAGTAATCATACCAGTAGCAAACCCGGCAATTTCAAAACTTTGGCTACTTGTTGCGGCTAAAACAACTTCATTTCCAGAAATTAATATTCCAAAATTACCAGTAATATAATTTGTTATTTTCCATTGATCAACACTAGGAATAGGTGATTTATTTGTTTTAATTGTATAATCTAATCTAGTTGAAGGTTCTATTATATCAAAATATAAAATATTTCTTGTATTAGAAACTAATATACCATATCCTTCTAATATATTAGAATAGGCACTTACCCAATTTGTAATTGCAGTTGATATATCTGGTTGAAAATAACTTGCAGTTAATGATGTAACAACCTGCCCGTAACTTTTATTATTTATAGTTATATTTAAATAAGTTCCTAAATCAGAAAAATTAATTTCAGAGTGTTTTATATAATATGAAGCCAATGAACCCATCTGAACCGAAAGTTTAAGTGGCACATTAGGATAAATAGTTTCAAATGTTATAGTATCTTTATAAAAATCAAATTCTGGATTATAAATATTAGATTCTAATAGTGGATTTATGCCAATAGATGTTAATCTAGCAAAATTATTAAATACAAAATTTCTTAATGTTCTATCAATAGTTTTTGTTTGATCAACATTTAAACCATTATATACATATTCAACATTCTCAATATAAGTATGACCATTTATGATAAATTTAATACCAAATTCATCAATAAAATTTATAACCATTGAGTATTTAAAATTAGAAGATATATTAGTATTAATTTGTGGTGTTAATATTTCCTCAGTTGAAAAAATATATTCATTTCTAATATTAGTTGTAGTTATAGATTGTGTGGCATTTCCTATAAAATAATCAACAGTAGCATATTTAGACCCCCATATTAAATCTGAGTTTAATGAACCATCATTATAATATAAATTTATATTAAATAAATTAAATAAATCTTTATTATTTTGAACAAATAATCCCATAGTAATATTATTACTTTGAGTATATGCTTGTGTAAAATTTAATTTATTTGTAACTAAATGTATTGTGCCATTTAATAAATTCTCATTAATTAATATATTCTCAGAAGGTAAATGAGTTATAGAACTTGTCCAATAATTACTATTATCTGGATTTATACTAGATGTAGCATTCCAAGTATAAGCTTGTGTGCATTCATATATTATATTATTCCAAATAACTTGTGATTGTGTTGCATAATATGTAGTAATTACATTACCAGTAAAATAAGGAATAGAACCAACTGTTATTTCTTGAGTATTTAATAAACTATTATTTATAATAAATGATGTACCAGGTTTTAAAACTAATTGCGGAACAGCATTTCCAAAATATAAATTAGATGAATTTAAATTAGTTACTATATTAATATATCCTGAATAAATATTCGGCAAATCAGCATTTAAAGTTAATTGAACATTTAAATCTTGACTCTGTGTATAACTTAAAGCGCCAATACTATATTCATAATAATTTCTATCAGTATAACTACTACTTTTAACCGTAACTAAAGAATTAGCAGCACTACTCTGTATAGTAGTATTGCCGCTATTAGTAGCATTTATTATAGTTAATTTCTTTTTATCATAAAGTAAATTAAAAAACTTAGGTTCATTCCAACTTGATAATTGATTATCAACCCCTCTTCTATAATCATATATACCAATAGTATTTAATCCACTAATTGTTATATTAGAAAATGTTAATCCACCGTACAAAGAAGTGAATGTTTTATTATCCATATGTGTCACAATCATTATGGCATTTCGTTGCACACTAACAACTGTATATGTTATTGATGGATTAGTAAACTCAAATATATTATTATTAAATGTAATACAAGAACCTACTGGAAACATTATATCAAAATCTTGACCATAAATCCATTTAGAATAAAAAGAAGCGTTATTATTAGACGCAGTTATACCTATAACACTCTGTGTAAAATTAGAATTTCCTGTAATAGTAATTCTATTTTCATTGAATAATTGAAATTTTTGCGTACTTAAATCACCGCCGATTGAATTTAAATTAATTGGAGAAACAGATTCAAATAAATATAAACCTATTGTCTTAAATGTATCAGAGCTATTCTCATCAAAAAATAATGTTCCGTTATAAATCCCAGTATTTGAGTCTTGCGACATATTTAAGGCATCGCCTTCTTGATTAAACCATATCAAATTATTCATATCATATATATTAAAGTATATAACATATGTTAAATTAAATATATAAATAATGAAATACCTAAAATTATTTGAAAATTATTACAAGGAAACATCTTGGACTACCAAAATTGATGGCAAAAAAGAAACTATTACTATACAACAAATTCAGGATTATCTTAAAAAGCAGCCTATTATAGAAATACCTGTTGAAGAAATTACGGATATGTGCATCCACAAAGATAAAACTGATATAGAAACTAAACAAAGATCAGAAAAATCGGATTTATCATATCCAATAATTATATCAAAAGATTTAGATGGTAAGTATAACATGATTTTAGATGGACACCATAGATTATTAAAAGCTATAAATACAAATCAAGATACAATTAAAGCAAAAGTTTTGGATTTAAGAGAAGCACCAAAAAAATATCAAAAAATGTTTAATTGAGATTAGTCTAATTTCTTTTTAGATTCCTTGTATATTTCTATAACAGCATCAAGTTCTGCTAATATACCACTCTTAACTTTATCTGTTCCATAATCATTACTTAAAATATAATTCTTTATATATTCACTATAATCCAAATTAATAGACAATGATTCATTAATTACCTCATCTTCTTTTGCTTCTTCATCAGAAGCAATGTCATCAATATATTCAACAGAAGCAAATGAACCTGCTTGTAAAATAGATTCTATTTTTCTTCTTAATTTTCTATTGTTAACCAGCAAACTATTAGATACAAATAAATCTATCCAATCTTTAGTTATACCTTCTGCTAAGAGTTCAATATCTTCTTCTTTATTTACATAAATCTTTTTAAATTTAGGAGATATATTATTCGGTACAAATAATTCAACATCTTTATTAGTATCTAATATAAATATACCTTTTTGATTATCAATATCATTTCTATCCATCTCATGAATAGAACCAACAAAGGTAAAATTCTTATTTTTTTGGACTAAATGGATATGACCCGAATAAACATGTTTAAAGCCTGTAAAGTCATCGACATCTATTTTGTCAGAGTTTCTATGCCCAACTGAAGTTAAGTGCATTTTTGCGCCGTTTAAATCAGAATGGCAGAACAAATAATCACATCCAGAATATTGTTTTAATAATTCAACTTGTTCTATCCTATTTTCAACCCATGGCATTAATAATATATCTTTACCATTAAATTTGATTTTAGTTGTAGTTTCATATACATAAACGTTAGGCATATAATTATATGCCTTTAAAGCATTAACCTCATTATCTGATTTATTATAAATATCGTGATTGCCTATAATAACATGCACTGGACATATTTTAGACATTCTTTCTAAAATAGATTGTGCATAATTTAAAATATTAATAGGAACAATATTTCTATTATCAAATAGGTCACCTAAATGAACTATAATATCATCTTTAGTGAGTTTATTAACTAAAGGAAATAAGAATTTTTCAAAATATTCTTGTGAAACTTTAAAATAATGATCGAGTTTGTTAGGGTAACCCAAGCCTAAATGGGTATCGCCCACCAGTAAAATTTTACTCATATGTATAAAGACAATTAATTTTTTAATATATATTATATGAAAAATAATGAAAAAAGTTTAAACATAATTTGGTCCAAAGAATTTGTATATTTTTTAGGATATTTGTGGTCTGATGGTACCGTGAAAAGAAATGTTATTTCAATAGAAATAATAGAAGAAGATGGGATTGAAATATTTAAAGAATTTCAAAAAATTGAATTTATAAAATTCAATTTGTTTAAAAGGCATAGAAAAAGTTTTAATAGAAATTATAAACCACAAATGATGTTATATTTTTGCAATGCTAAATTATATGATACTTTTTTTGGTAAATATTTTATTAAAAAAAGTACTAATTCTCCATGTGAATTACTTAATTTAATTCCAAATAATTTATTAAATTATTTTTATTTAGGATTAATTGACGGCGACGGGTGTTTTTATATTTCACCAAATTTGAAAACAAAGCAATTTTCTATCTCATCTTCTTATGATCAGAATTGGGATCATATTAAGAATTTATTCAAAATTCTTAATATAGAGCAATATGAAATAAAAAAAGTTATCACAAAGAACGGAAAAAGTTCTTTGATTAGAATAAATAAATATTCTGAGATTGAAAAACTTTTTAGATTTCTATACCCACATGGATTTGAATTTGGATTAAAAAGAAAATTTACTAAATGTGAAATGATAATTAACAATAAGCCAAAAACCTCTGTAAACAAGTCAAAAATAGACATAATTGAATTAATAAATTTTGTAAATAATAATAAAAATATAGAAGAAATAGTAAATATTTACAAATGTGGATATAAAAAAATATATAATTTATTAGAAAAAAATAAATTTTTTAAGGAAGGATTTAATAAACCAAAAATTAAAAAATTAAAAAAGGATGAATATATGAATTATAACGAGTCATTAATATATATACAACAATTTAATTTAAAAAATAAAATGGAATGGAACAATTTTTGTAAAAATGGCAATAGACCAACAAATATACCAAGCAATCCTTATGATTTTTATAAAGGAATAGGTTGGACTACTTGGGGCGAATGGTTAGGATTTAAATAGTTTGCCAATCATGTTAAATAGTTTTCTTTATTTTCTGATAAATATAATTCATAGTCTCGATAGGTGGAAACCAATTTGGTTTAGCATCTACCTCAACTAAACTATTCCACATATTTTGATATTGAATATCATTGCCATCATTTCTTTTAAAAATATATCTTAAATCTAACTTAGAAGGTAATTTAGTTATATTTGCTGAATGTTCTATATAATCTTTGATATCTTCTATTCTAATTTTAGAAGTTACTCCATCAATTACATTAAATTTTCTATTAGTATTCTTAAAAATATTTAATATAGGATTTACTTTTAATAATTCATCAAATAAAAAATTAATTACCTCACTATCTTCTTTAAATATTACAGCCAAATTTTCATATTCTGCTTCTGTTAAATTTAATGGCATATTATAATCTTGTGATAATCCAATAATTCCTAATTTTTGCTCTAATTCAACTGATGGAAATGTCTTATGTTTATAATTTGAATTTTTATGTAAATTTAATTTAAATCCATCAGTAATAGCCTTATGTAATAACATAAACTTTAACTGTTCGTCATTATAAGATTCTTTAATAGAATATTCATCTAAACAATTTTCCTCAGTATGTTCAGTTATATCAACTATTTTACCACATTCACGACATTTACCCATTCTTATACCAGTTTTTGGATCATTATGTATGTCGGTAAAACGATATGTTTCTTTTTTACCTTTAAAATCTTCAACGGGTTTATTTTTAAAACGGCTAAAATTTTCTAAAAATTTCATATAGTATATATTAATAAAAAAAGATGGGCTAACCCATCTTTTTTTATTATTTGAAAAACCTTGATTTTATTAATATCCACTGACGTAGGGCGGGGCTATAGTAGTTCCATTATCAATATATTCGTCTATCCAGTAATCTGCTACAAATTTAGCATTTGCCATACCTATATCGCTTGAATCCCATTTAAGTTCAGTCGCATCAATACCTAAAAGTTGTGCATTTTGAAAAGTAACTCTTCTTAATACTAAACCTTTTTTATCATGTTGATTTACTATTACAGTGCCAATAGTATCCGCTTTATAATGCAAAGAACCATTTTGTGAATTCCATGCTAAATCATACCATGCTTTTAAAGTATCCCAAGTTTCCATAGAACCTGAATTATTCACGTTAATATTAAAACTAATACTAAATGCTGTATCAGTCTTTTCTGGAGTTTTTATGAATATCCTTGTTGAATATTTGAAACGTTGAGAAGCTGTTTGTAATTCTGGTGTTAAATCTAAGCTAATATTAGTAGCTTGTTCAAGCAACAACAAAGAATCACGATTCTGTGCTGTTAAAATTGTTGGTAAGATAAAAGAAATCTCAAACAGGTTCAAAAACACTGGTTCTTGTGGGGTTGTGCCGGGGCCACCTGGCGCACCAGTCATCTCTAGTTGTGTATAGTGAGGTAAGGGCATTTTATTGTTATTATTTTTTGTAGTTTTTTACTATAAAGTATATATAAAAAAATATTTATCACCTATTATAAACTTTAAATAATTTATAAATATAATATTATGGGCAATACAAAAATAAATATATAATGTGAAGTGTGAATATAGAAATTGTAAAAATGAAATAAAAGGCAGAATTGATAAAAAATTTTGTAACAGAAGTTGTAAATCTATGGAGCAAACATATAGAAAAAGAGAATTATTAAAAACAAATAAAAATGGCAAAAAAATTAACTAAAGAACAATTTATAGAAAAATGTGTCAATATACATGGTGATACTTATGATTATTCAAAAACAGAATATATAAATACGAGAACAAAGATAAAATTAATATGTAAAATTCATGGGGAATTTGAGATATCACCTGATAATCATATTGGTAAACAAAAACAAGGATGTTCTAAATGTGGAATAAATAAAAATAAGCTTACCATATTATCAAGCGAAAGATTAAATAGTATTAAAAAAATACATAATAATAAATATGAATATAATGATTTAAATATAACAAATGGGGAAATAAATATTACTTGCCCAGAACACGGTGTATTTACTCAAATTATATATCATCATGAAAAAGGACATGGTTGTCCTTTATGTGCTGGTGGTGGATTCAAATTACTCAAGCTAAATGAAGAAAGGTTAGATAAATTAAAAGATAGACACAATAATTATTATACTTATAGTGATTTAAAAATTAATAATGGATATATTAATATAATTTGTCCCAAACATGGAAAATTTACACAGCAATTATTTTTTCATGAAAATGGTGGTGATTGTAAAAAATGTGCTCTCGAAAAAAGAAGTATAAAAGTAAAAGAATATAATATATTAAATCCAAAAAATCCAATAATAGATGGTGAAAAATTTTGCATAGATTGTGGGGAAATAAAATCACTAGATTTATTTCCTTTGAGAAACAAAAATGATGATAATTCACATAGGAATCAATGCTCTGATTGTTGGAAAGATAGTCAAACAAACGTAAAGCGAAAATATAGGCAAGCACATAAAAGAGAATTACTTGATTACGACAAAAAATATAGAAAGCAACGAATGGCTACTGATCCTTTATATAAAGCAAAGATGATAGCAAGAGATGTTACAAGAAAAGCATTAACAAGATATGGTTATTCTAAAAACTCTAGAACATATGAAATATTAGGATGTTCTTATGAAGATTTTAAAACTCACATAGAATCTTTATTTTTAGAAGGTATGAATTGGGATAATAGAAGTGAGTGGCATATTGATCATATAATTCCGTTATCATTTGGGATAACAGAAGAAGAATGTTTGAAATTATCCAATTATAAAAATCTAAGACCTATTTGGGGAGAAGATAATTTAGAAAAAAGTGATACAATTACAGAAACGACAGATATTTATCATAATATAATTAGTAGTAGAAAATAATAAAAAAATCAACCAATATTGGTTGATTTTTTTATTATTTTTTAAATTTGTTCATCATACTTGATATTCCATTGGTATATTGACTTGGATTCATATTAGGCATATTTTGCTTTTGTAAATCTTCTTCCTTTTTTCTAGATTTTTCTTTTTCTTCTATAATCGCATTTGCTTGCTTTATATTTTCTTCAAACATCCAAAATGGCCAATCATCCATACTTGCTTCATTTGTATGAAAATTTTCCTGTAATAAAAGCTTATTCTTGAATAAATCTTTCAAAGGCATCATGAATAACGAAAATACCTGACGCTCCGTTGGGAAATACCATTTCTGTGTGGACCTCCTTGCCACACACAGAACACACTTTTCTCAATTTCTCAATACCAAATTTCATATGAGAAATTGCTGAATTTAAAAATTGGAAAGCATCAACCGACAATGATTGGAAAGTTTTCAATTGTTCTTTTATTTCTTTACTATCAATATAATTTTTATCACCTAATAAAAAAGGCATTATTTTTAAGAAAGATAAATTTGGATCTTTCTTTTGTCCTACTTCTTCTGTGATATAATCAGTAAATGATTTTTGAAGTCCAATATTAGGCATAGTTAAATTAAATTCTTGTCCTTTATAATCAAATGTAAAACATTTGTGATAACTATCAAAATATTTTTCCATAGTAGAATTTAATTTAAAATAAATAAAATTTGCTGGCTTTAATTCAATTTGAACCTCGTTTTTACATTTACATTCTTTATTAACTGTTAAATACATGCCTTGTTGAAATGTTAAATCTCTTATTAAGAATAATAAATAAATTCTATCTTGTTCTTTAATATCTAAATATGAACCAATATCGCCATTAGAATATTTAACTCTAACACATGCCATTAACATATCATTCATTTTATCAATAATATCTGGAAAATTATTATCATCAACCATTGAATAAGCTTGTATTTCTTTTACTAAAGCTGGTCTAACTTGAATAGTTGTACCATTAGGATAAAACATACCACATGGAAATAAACTACAATCAAAAGCTTGATATTGTAAATCAGTTGTTCTACTGTTATCTTTTTGTTGTTGTTTTATAGGAGCCTGTGTATCATATACTGATGGCTTTTTTTCTATTTTTTCAAGATGTTTTCTTAAGTAATCCTCTTCTGTAAGAGTTTTTTGTTGTTGTTCCATAAAAAATGTAGTTATTTTTAATTATATATAAGAGTTTATCTCACTCCTATCATATTAAAAATAACTACAATAGTTTATTTTCTTTGAAAAATTATCCCATAATTATTATACCAGCATTTGATACATTAGATGATAATGTAATTGTTGCTTGAGTTAATCCACGATTAGTATAAGAACCCATTATTTCGTCACCTGTTGGATAATCAAATAATTGAATTATATAGAATTGTGTATTTAAGTTATGATTTATTACATAAGGAACACTTGCACTAAATGACTGTGTACCAGAGTATTTAACAACATTATTTGGTGCAGAAACAACCCATTTAACACCACCAGTTGTTGCTGATAATACATAATTATTTGGTCCTGTTAATCCACTTATATCTGTAATTGTAGAGTTTAGTATTAAACTACCCTTCACAGTTGTATTACCATTTTTATCTACATTAAATTGAGATACACTATTTTTTTGTAAATCTAAAAATAAAGATGCTGTTGCCGAATTAGCATCAGTTATATTTAACTTAATAGCAGTTGGTGTACCACTTGTATTCCAAGTTGGATTTAATTGTAACATAGAAGTTACATCAGACCCAGTTAAAGATTGAACAATTTTAAAGTATCCAGCATTTCCACTTGCAGAGCTACCAAACCCACCATTACCAAGTGTAAGTAAAGCATAACCACCATTACCACCGGTTGCTCCAGAACCATTTACACTACCACCATTACCAGTTGTTATATTAAATATACCACCATTACCACCAACAGAACCCGTATTTCCTGTGTTAGCCCAACTACCTCCAGTTCCTGTTATAATTGAGTATAAACCACCATTTGCAGCAACTAAATTAATATATCCTCCAAATAAAGATGTTTGTACTGTACCAGTTCTCATGTATATTGTACCGCCATCATTTGAAATACCACCACCATTTACATGCCCTATACCAGAAGACAAAGATATATTACCCGCCGGATAGCTTGCTCCTGACCCAACAATATTAGGTAACCCACATGATATATTAATACTACCTGAAGTGTAATTACCACTAATTAAGTTAATATTACCACCAATAGTATTTGACGAACCTCCTTGTAAAGTTATTGATCCAGCTGGTGTGCTTGATGCTCCTGCACCTGCAAATATAAATATATCACTTGGCGATGCACCAGGTCCACTCATGCTATTATAAGCGTCGCCCGCTTTTATTGTTATAATACCACCAGCTTGATTAGCAATTGCACCAGTATTAGTTCCGTTACCAGAAGCTATATATAAAGAGTTGGCAGGACCAGCACTATTTGTAGCAGTTATTATATTAAATGAAGTAGATGTTAACCCAATATAATTTCCTTTTAGATAAATATCTTTAAAGAAAGTAACAGAACTAGTAGTGAAAATTGTTGATAAAGTAGTGCCAATATTTATTTGTAAATTATTATTATCATTTGTGCCTAATGTTGCTGTTGCACCAAATGAATTACCACCTTGTTCAAAAAAAGTTCCACCAAGTAAAGAAGATGAAGAAGTCCAAGATGAATTACCATAAGGATCTGAAATTAAAATCCTATTTACACCTTGCGTGCCATCGGCAATTTTTAATGTACCATATATAGATGCAGAACCAGCAACTAAAAATCTTGATCCATCGTTAGAAGTTGTGGCAACTAATATATTGCTTGAAGTTTGATATATAACAGAACTTGTTAAAGATGTTGCTGTGTTGAAATAACTAACATATCCTTGATTTCCATTAATAAGTGTGGTAAATGACATGCTACCACTACTAAATGTCAACCCATAACCAGCAATAGAAGAATTAATTGTTAATCCATTAGAACTAATTGTTAATCCAGAATTTGATTGAATTGCTATACCTAAACCATTAGAACTAACTGTTAAACCACTATTATTTTGTAAAAGAACAGAGAAAGTATAACCAGATATAGTCATACCAATGCCATTTGGCATAAACCAAGTAGTAATACCATTATCATCACTAATTAATAATTTACCCTTTGCTTGTGTTCCGTCAATAATTTTTAAATTACCAATAAATGATGCACTACCAACTACTTGTAATTTATACCCATTATCAGACATAGTGCCTACTAATAAATTACCCGTAGAAGGAACATATAATCTTAAATTGCCTTGACCATCTGATATAAATATATTATTAGAAGTAGATAAACTACTATCATAACTACCTATGAATACACTATAACTGCCTGTAAAACTAGTGCCAGCTAAATATCCCAAAAATATATTAGAAGAACCCGCACTTAGATTACCACTTCCAAAGCCAATTGCTATAGAGTTGGCAGCGTTGCCAACAATAGAAGAACCAGCATATGCACCAATAGATATACTATTATACCCAGATCTATAACCAGATCTATAACCAATAGCGATGGCGTTTGAATTAATGTTATTAGCACTCATCGCATAATTACCAATAGCAATGGTGGCCGTAGCAGATGTTATAGCGATAGATGAACTAACCCCAATTGCAATATTATCTTTACCGCTATTTAATTGCAATGAATTATCACCTATTGCAATATTATAATTACCCGGTGTAAAGGCGGATAAAGCATTATTACCAAGTAATAAGTTTGTATAACTATTACCTCTACCTATATTTATATTGTTTATAATACCATCATTTATAAAACTAAATGTTCCAACTACATATAACTTAGAACCTATGTTAGATGTAGTTCCTATTAATATATTATTAAATGATTGATAAATATTAGAACTAGTTAAAGATGAAGTCCCATTAAATAGTGCAATATAATTTAATGTACCATTAACTGTTAAAAAATTAACAGTGCTAATTGAGCCACCAGAATATGTCAACCCATTACCTATAATAGTTGGATCTAAGATTAATTTATTTGACGATATAGTTAATCCTGTTCCAGTATTAATTGAAACTGTACCACCACTCGAAACTAATCCACCTGAAAAATTTAAACTAAGAGCAGCTGGAGTTACGCTCAATTGACCCGCAGAATATGATAATCCAAATCCAGCTATTGTTGAATTTATTCCAATTCCTGATGAACTTAAAGTTAACCCACTATTATTTACAAATTGAATACCAAGTCCACTATTGCTTAGTGTTAAACCTGAATTTGATTGTAATAATATAGAAAATGTTGTTCCAGAAATTGTAATACCAACGCCAGAAATAGTTGCCCATGATGATAACCCATTATAATCAGAAATAAGATATTTTCCATATCCTTGAGAACCATCTTGTAATCTAAATGCAGGTTGTGTGGAGTATATATGTAATAAATTTGAAGGCGTAGCTGTTCCAATACCAACTACATTTATAGTTGGTAAAGTTAACGATGCCGTAAAATTACTACTGCCTAATGATTTTAATTGAAATAATGAATTTAATAAATTAAAAGTATTACCATTTGTATCATCACGTAAAGATTGTAAATAATTTCTAGTACCATCTGTTACTGATAATCCTTGTGAATTAATAGTAATAAGTGTCGAAGTAGAAGATAAATAAGTAGCCGCAGAAGAATTTAAATATAATCTACTAGTATCTATTGAGCCATTAACAAATAACTGTGGAGTTACCGCACTATTTGATGATGTAAACATACTTATATATGTTCCACCATCAAATATATTTGAACTTGTCAGAGAACTTGTACCACTAAATTTAGAAACATAATTTAATACGCCATTAATAACTTGTGTTGTATATGGCACCCATAAAGGCAATCCAGAACTATTAACAGATAATATATAACTAGCAGTTGCATTACCGAGTTGGCTTAAACTTGAAGCAGTTATATAACCAATAGATAATACACCATTATTGGTAAATGTTAATCCATAATTGTCTATATTAACTGATATATTATAGTTATATGGTGCTGAGGCAAGGCTTGAAGTTA